CTGACGGTGCCGGAAACCAGCTTGCAGCCCTTGGCGTAGATGGGGGTGTACGCCATGCCCACCGGCAACTGGCGCACAAAAGCCAGCAACTCTTGAGACTCTCTTGACACAGTGTTAGACTCCTACAGGAATGTGTGTTTCCACGGCCTCGGCGGTTTCCCGCTGGGGCCGTTTTATTAGGGTAGACGCGGGCGCAACCCCGTGTTACTGTGTCACACGTTGGGCAACACAGCCCGACCAAACCCTACAAACAAGACCATGGGATTCCTTTCCAAGCAAGCCGCAGCATCCGTTTCGGGCTCCGCTTCCGGCGGCGGCTACCTGCAAGTCTCCAAACTTCCCGACGGCGGCTCCGTCCGCTTCGCACTGCTGTCCGACCAACCCCTCGAAGGCTTCGAGTGCTGGGGCCAGTGTGACGGCCAATCCAAGCCGTTCCGCTTCGACCACCAGCCCACCCCCGAGGACGTGACCGCCGAACTGGGCGACTTCGAGCCCCGCGAAGGCCGTGGCGGCCCCGGCACCGTGGACATCAAATTTTTCATCGCTGTCCCGGTGTACGTCTACGACGCGGGCAAAGTCCAGGTCCTGCAGTTGACCCAGAAGTCAATCATCAAGGAACTGGATCAGGTCAGCCAGATGGAGGACTACGAAAACCTGCTGGAGTGGGACTTCATCCTGTCCAAGAAGGGCGCCGGCCTTACCACTGAGTACACCCTCCGCCCTGCCCCTCGCAAGAAGGGCAGCCAAGAGCACCTCGATGCAGCCTGGCTGGAAGCCAAATCCGAAGGCTTCGACATCAGCCGACTTCTCACTGGTGGCAACCCTTTTAAGGCAGCCTGACCGGCAACTTAATCATCATTAAGTAAACCCGCCCCCTTCACCGGGGGCTTTTTCTTGCCAAAGGCCGTTTTACAGGGTATTGTATTGATGGGAAAGAGTATCCAAATGGCCTCCAACACACAAGACACCCTGGCAGGACTACGCCAAAGGAGGCTGGTACAAGACAATTCTGGCCCATTCAGGGTCTACAAAGACTCAAAAGGCACTATCTACCATAGTGTTACACACATCCTGAAGGAAACCAGCGACACCACCGGGTTAGACAACTGGATCAAACGACTGGGACCCGAGGAAGCGTCGCAGCAGCGGGATGTAGCAGCAAACCGGGGCAACATGGCCCACTCCCAGGCCGAATATCTTCTCAAAACTTCACAACGCCTGGCACGTAGCACTGCAAACAAGCGCAACGCCATTCACTGGGACGACCAAGGCCTAGCCCGCATCCCAAGTAAAATTACGGAGTGGGCCCTCAGCAAAGTCCACCCCAACGTCCCCAAAGTCGGCTGGAGCGCCTCCGGTTATGCCCGGGGGCTTTCCGGCTGGATCGCCGAGAACGTCACCGAAATTTTCGCCTCAGAGTTCAGCATCCACCATCCGGCTGGATTCGCTGGAACCTGCGACGCATTGGTCTCACTGAAAGGCCATTCAGGGTTGATCGTCGCGGACTGGAAAACCAGCGTGGGACGCAAGGAGATCGGACGCGGGCACAGCTATTTCGACCAACTAGGCGCCTATGCCCTTGGACTGGAATACATGACCGGCCTGAGGCCGTCTGGAGCAGCAGTGGTACTAGCCCGGCGTTGCGGTAAACCGGACGTGTTTGTCTTCGACCTGGATGAACTAGCCTGGGCTAAGGACTCGTTCCTTGGGCGGGTGGAGCGTTACTACTTGGGCCTCACTGGAGCGCCTTAACCTCCCACACCGAAACGCCCCGCTTGCTTGTGATGGTTGTCTTCTCCATACTCACCAAGCCCCTACGCCGGAGCCCCTCCACTGCATCCAGATCCCTCTGGGGCAGCTCCACAAAATTCGGCCCCGGGTTGGCCTGCAGGAACCGCAACCAGTTGCGTTGCTGCGCCCCCAACGGCCTGGTGCCATTGCCGCTACACGCCATTCAAAACCCCATTCATAGCTCGGGCTTCGCCCTCGCGAAAACCCATTCATACCCTTTAACACTAGCAGAAAACCCATTCAAGCTCGGCTAACGCCTCGCAAAAACCCATTCAAGGACTGGAATTCCATTCATGCTTAGCCTCCTACTATCTACTGTAGTACAGCTCCAGACGCCCGTAGTTCGAGCGGGTTATTGCCCCCTGGGGTGGTATCGGAGTGGGGCGTATTGCATGCCCAGCAGTAGCACAAGTCGGCCGCTGATCATAAAGGAGGGCACCTGTCCATTGGGCTGGAACACAGCAGGCAACTACTGCCGCGACTAATTTACCCCTACACTGCATTCAGCAGTTAGTGACTGTGGTACCAGTGATCGACGACATTAACCAGAACGACGACATCGAACCGATTGACGGTGGTGTGAAGCCCGAGAAGCCGGCTGGCTCTCCTTCGCCATTCACTCGGGCCGAAAATCGCTATTCAAAGGGTCGTCCAATCAACGACGCCCAGATGCTGGAGCGTGTCAACGCTGCCTACATGCTGATGATTCAGGGTGGATCGTACAGAGAGAATGCCTGCCAACTTTCCACCCGCTACGGTGTCAGCTACCGCCAGGCAGAAAACTATCTTGCAGAAGCCAAGAAGTTGATGAAGGAGGATTTCGCTGGAGAGCGAGCTGAATTCCTCAACCAAGTGAACAACATGCGGATGCACACCATTAAGAAAGCCCTCAAGCGTGGCAACTTCCAGGTGGTCGCACAACTTCTTGATAGCCTGGGACGTGCAATGGGTGAGGGAAGTGTGGAGGACGCTGCTAATCAGGCGCCGACGTTGAATATCACCGTGGAAGATCGTCGCAACAAGGGCTGACACAAAAAAGCCCCAGCCGGTGTGACTGGGGTGTCAAACTTAAGCGTCGATTTCTAGGTGGAACTCTACGGTCTGTCCGTTTACTGTCATACGTGACACCCTCCGACAATCGAAACTCCTCCAGCCCTTGGAGATGTCCATACAACGGACGATGTTCTTGATAGCCTCTGGATCTTTGAGGGCGTGACCTGTACCTTTGACCTCACCGAAGTGGCGTGGGTTGAATGTTAGCTGCCGGGTGGAACCGTCGAGCTTGGTGAACTGGACCGAGACAAAATGGCTACCGGCGGACTTGATCAGCTCGCGAATGGTTTCGTGATTTGACATGGTTCAGGCGGGTGTTTTGGGTGTGCGGGGTTTGTAGCTGGAGCGTTTGGCACCGGCATCGACGCGTGGTTTGCGTGGTGCTCCAGGTGCTTTCCGGGCGGTGGTCTTGGGGCGGGTGACGGAAGAATGCGCGGAAATTTTGCAGTTAATTTCAGCAACCCAGGCCGGCTGGAGCGCATCAGGACAGGGTGTCCCGCCGTTGAGACGCTGCGACTGGCTCCAATACGGGATCAGCTCCAACCACAGTTGGTTGGGGCCCTCCTTGCCGTACTGCTGATGAAGCCGGAGGAGATCCTGCCAGTCGCTCTCAAGGAGCCTGGAGCGCTCTGCAGTCCACCGGAGATCGCGCAGCATGCGCTTCTCCAGGCGGATAGCCTCGCGCTCCTGTTCTCGGGCATCAGCGGCCAGACGTTTCTGTTCTGCCTTGGTGTTCCAGTCACCACCTGACATGCTTGGTAGAGCGAAGGTCAGCCTTTACCCTTGCACATAACAGGAGAAAGCGCAACCCCCTGGGCGGTTTGTAAACTTGCACAACAGAAGGAGGGTAGGTGGCTGCCTGGGGTCCACACTTTGGGGGTACCGCAGCCAGCGACCAATGGCACCGACCATAGAAGTTGCCACAAAGGATGGCACCGCCACCGTCCGTCCCCGTTGGGTGGGACAGCACCTGGCAGTCACCCCACCTCTCAAGGATGGGGCTGAGAAGGCCTGCCGGGGTCAGTGGGTCATCACCCACACCCCCACGGGTTTCAGCTGCGCCACCCTACTGTGCAGCCTCAAGAAAGCTACCGAGGTGGCGAAGAACTGGGATTCCAGGTTCGGACTGATCCAAACTCCCGGGGATGTTCAGGACTGGCCCCATAAAAAGGCATGGGGGAATCTGGTAAGTTCCGTCAATTGCCCCTGGCAAAATTTTGCCCAGGCCGATGAGAGCGACGATATTGCAGCTGTAAAGGCTGCAGAAAGTGGGCGCCCAATTGATCAGGCTGGGAATGTTCGTCGGATGCAATGGCGCGGCAAATGGTGGCCACTTCCCACTGACACCGAGCTGGAACTGTGGGTGATGGATAGTGTCTGCGAAACGCCTGATGGACGGACCGTAGAACCCGATCACCCCGAATCCTGGCTCTCCATTCTCAACCTTATCTGAGCACCTCCAATGATAAACAAACCCGGAACATTCATCGTCGCAAACTACGAAACCGCGCAGCCCGTTGATGTTGCCTGGGATAGTACGCCGTACTGCTGGATCGTAGAAACTACGTACCGGGCGGCCACTGATGACAAGGCCGCATTCATGGTTGCCGATCTTGCTGGATACCCTGGCAAGAAGCGGCACCGGCAGTTGTATCGGGATTGGCAGAGTAATGGCCACAATCACATCGATGCGGCGATTACATTCATGCAGACATTCATCCTGGCACCTGGAAAGGATGCGCGGCTAATTTCAATGGCGAACACCGCCAAGGGAATGTTGTTTGTGCTGGTGTAAATCGCCATTCATGATTGCCATTCATGCCTGAATTTCCATTCATGCCTGAATTTCCATTCATGCCTGAATTTCCATTCATACGTACAGATGCACTGGAGTACAGATGTATGTAAGCACAGGCGTACTACTGTACGGGTGTACTAGGGTATCAATGTACTAGGGAACGGGTGTACTACTGTCTGAGGGTAGTACGTATGTTCACGGCTCAGATCCTAGCCTACGGCAGCCATAATTTAATCTAATCTGTCACAATAGGGGAAAGGGCTTGCCTGGGGGTCTGGCGGATGTATTGTAGGAGAGCAATCAGGCAAACCCGCCATGCTGACCATCCACCTCACACCTAAAAGCTCCAACGCCAAAACGGGCCCCATTGCTGTTACCACGTCGGATGCTCGCACCTGTCCGGCGACCTGTCCTTTTAACAACGGCGGCGGCTGTTACGCTGCCTCCGGACCTTTAAAGTTACATTGGGACAAGGTAACTAAAGGAGAGCGCGGTGGGTCCTGGCTTGATTTACAAGATAGCATCGCGGCCGCAAAACTTAAGCCGGGTTCGCTATTGCGTCACAATCAGGCGGGAGATCTCCCGCAGGATGGGAGCGGTTACATCCAATCCGAAACTGTAGGCTATCTTTCGACTATATTCACCGCTGCTAAGTTGCGGGCCTTTACGTACACTCACCACGTGCAAAACGAGCACAACCTAACTATCGTAAAGCGCTGCAATCAAGAGGGGTTTACTGTTAACCTATCTTGTGATTCTGAGACGCAAGCGGCGAAACGGCACAGTGAGGGGTTCCCCAGCGTGTGTGTGGTTCCTGAGGGGGATCAACGCCGGTCGTGGGAATTGGACGGCGTCAAATTCCAAACCTGTCCGGCCCAGTTAAAAGATGGCGTGACTTGTGCTACGTGTCAGCTCTGCACCCGGTCAGACCGGGCTTGCGTTGTGGCGTTCAGGGCCCATGGCACAGGAGCCCGTAAGGTTTCGGAACGTATCGGAATTTAGCGTTTTCGGTTCGGCAGGGCCAGACTACCACAGAACGGGCACCCTGCCGGCCAACCCTGCCAGATCCGTTACCCCCAACACTGATAATCATTCTCACTACGAACCACCATGAACCGCACCCTTGCCGCAGTGCTACTGATCAGTGCTACTTGCACCGCTTCCCTGCCCTTGGCTGCCGGACTGCTCGCAGCTGGCCTGCTTTGTGCTACAATTGACAGGTAGTCAACGGAGCTCACCCATGGCCCGCTTCACCATCCACAAAGTCACCGCAGACTATAAAGAACCCGCACAGTTTGTAGGTTGTAGCTGGGTTGTAGATACAGCGTGGGACGGACAGGATCTGGTCGACAAGTTACGGTTAACGAGGCCCGATCTTTGCAACTTTAAGATTGTATCGAAAGGATACGGATTCGACTGAGTTTATATCACAAACCGACTGCGCCTCGCTATCACTTAAGGGGGCGCAGTTCGGTATATTTAAGCGCACACCGGGGCCCCGGGAACCTACTGATACATTCTCATTTCTCTCTTCTGTTACACACCTCCGGGGGTAGTGGGCGGTTTTCTGCTTGCCTGGTACATCAGGCCCCGAAAAAATAGGCACCTAATAATGTCTATTGCAGTAGGGTAGTCCGCATGAGCGATAACACCGTCAGTCTTCGTCACGCACAGGGCGAAGTTTTTGCAAGCCGCACCCGCTTCCGCGTACTGGTCGCCGGCCGCCGCTTCGGCAAGAGCTACCTCTCCTGCGTCGAACTCTTGCGTGGAGCGATCGAACGCCCCGGCGAAACCTATTTCTACTGCGCCCCCAGCTACCGGATGGCGAAGGACATCGTCTGGAAACTCCTCAAACGCCTCGTCCCAAAAGCCTGGGTCAAAAGCAAGAACGAAACCGACCTCAAGATCGAGCTGGTAAACGGTTCGACCATCGAATTGAAGGGCACGGAGAACGCAATGGCCCTCCGAGGCCGCAGTTTGGCGGGCGTGGTGCTCGACGAGGCCGCCTTTATGGACAGCGAGGTCTGGTTCGAGGTCATCCGCCCCGCCCTCGCCGACAAACAGGGCTGGGCCCTCTTCATTTCCACCCCCGATGGCACGGCTAGCTGGTTTTACGACCTCTGGTGCTACTGCGAGGAGGACGATCCGGACTGGGCCCGCTGGCAATTCACCACGATTGAGGGCGACAATGTCCCTGCCACCGAAATCGAAGCCGCCCGCGCCCAGTTGGACGCCCGCACCTTCCGCCAAGAATTCGAGGCCAGCTTCGAGAATCTCAGCGGTCTCGTCGCCGTCTCATTCTCGGACGACAACATCGACAAAGTGGTGCAAGATTTGCCGGTTTTGCCCCTTTTGCTGGGGGTGGACTTCAACATCGACCCCATGTCAGGCATTTGCGCCGTCAAAAAGGGCGACGTCCTGTGGGTTTTCGACGAAATCATCATGACGGGCGGCGCCACCACCTGGGATTTCTGCGAAGAAGTCCAAAACCGCTACGGCGTGGAGCGCCGCATCATCGCCTGCCCGGACCCCACGGGCGGCGCCCGCAAAACCAGCGGCGTTGGCGCCACCGACCACAACATCCTGCGAAAATCCGGCTTCACAGTCTCCAGCCCCCGCTCTCCCTGGAAAATCCGCGACAAAATCACCTGCGTCAACACCGCCCTCCTCGACGCCTCTGGTACCCGCCGCCTTTTCATCCACCCGCGCTGCAAGGAACTAATCAAATCCCTCCGCACCTTGACTTATACCCCCAATACAGGCCTCCCGAACAAGAATTTGGGCGTGGATCACGCCTTCGACGCCTTGGGCTACCTCTGTCTGCAGGTCTTCAACCTGGCAAAACCAGAAAACATGGGTAAGACCAATTATCGTGTGTGGTAATACCGCTGCTGGAGCCTGAAATGGCCGCCAAAAAGCCGACTAAGGCTGCAAAAAAGGTCGCCAAGGTCATGCACGAGTACGGCAAGGGCGAACTCCACTCCGGCAGCAAAAAAGGCCCCGTGGTGAAATCCCGCAAACAGGCCATCGCCATTGCCATGTCCGAGGCTGACATGGCCAAACCCACCAAAAAAGGTAAGAAGTAATGGCTAAAAAACCCGGTCTCTACGCCAATATCAACGCCAAACGTAAGCGCATTGCTGCTGGCAGCGGCGAAAAGATGCGTACCCCTGGCACTAAGGGCGCCCCCACGGCTGCCGCCTTCAAGGCATCCGCCAAAACCGCCAAAAAGCCAAAAAAGAAATGACTATCCACACGATCAACGGCTACCCGACTTATATCGAGGTCGATGCCGAAACCGGCAGGTCTGAAGTGACGTTCAGCTTCAAGACTCCCCAAGACGCCGCTTTATTCGCTGGCTTCATGGGCAATGTTTTCACCGGAGTTGAAGTTCTGGTCGATGTAGACGACGAAGTAGAGGAGGAAGAGGACGATGATTGAGTATCGCGGCGAGAAATTCTCGGGGTATAACCAACCCAAGCGCACGCCGAACCACCCCAAGAAGTCCCACGCCGTCCTTGCTAAGGAAGGCTCAACGGTAAAACTTATCCGTTTCGGACAGCAGGGCGTATCTGGCTCACCAGCACAAAAAGGAGAATCAGCAGCAGACAAGGCCAGAAGGGCATCATTCAAGGCGCGACACGCCAAAAATATCGCCAAAGGCAAAATGTCAGCTGCATTTTGGGCAAACCGCGAAAAGTGGTGACCCGAAGTGCCAAAATAGGTACAAAGTAGGAGGTAACCCGTGGTTTACAGCGCCAACATCCCCCCAACTGGCGCTGTAGTCAGCGAGTCCCCTTTTGTCCGCAGCCTGGACGTCATCTCAATGATGCCCGACTGGGGCGTGATGGCTGCCGTCACCCGTGGCACCAACTACATCCGCGACCTATCTGAGACTTACCTCCCGCAGGAACCGCGTGAAGACGAGGACGCCTATAGCACCCGCGTAGACCGCTCGGTCCTCTCCCCGTACACCAGCCGCCTAATCGAGACCGCCGCTGGCGCCATTCTGCGCAAGCCCATCCACATTGAGGGCGACCAGTATTGGCTGGACCTGGCACAGGACATTGACGGCCTGGGCTCCAGCATTAATGAATACGCACGCCGTGCCCTGGTAAGCAGTCTTACCTATGGCCACAGCGCCATTTTGGTGGACTACCCGGCCGCTATGGGAGCCCGCAACCTGGCGGAAGAGCGTGCCATGGGCCGCCGCCCTTACTTTGTCCACGTCGACGCCCCCCAAATCTGGGGCTGGCGCAAGGAAGGCGGCACTAACCGCCTACTACAGGTCCGCATCCACGACTACGACGTCCGCCCGATCAACGATTTCGGCGAAGAGCAAATCGAACAGATGCGCGTCATCTACCCAGGCCGCTACGACCTCTACACCCTGGGCCAAGAAGTCGTCGAGTTCACGGCCTCGGGCGGCTACAGCCTTGACGAAATCCCCCTGGTCCCGATCTATAGCAACCGCCGGGGCCTGCTGATCTCCCAACCACCCCTTCTTGACATCGCAAATCTAAATATCACCCACTACCAACGCCAAGCCGACCTTATCCATGCCCTCCACATTGCCGCTATGCCCACCCTCGTCCTAGAGGGCTGGGATGACACCACGGGTTCAGCAACGATGGGCGTGAATTATGCCATTGCCATGCAACCGGGTAATAAGGCGTACTACGTGCAGGCCGACGCCACCAGTTTCGACGCCCAAATGGCCGAACTGGAATCCCTAGCTTCCCAGATGTCGACGTTGGGCGTCACCAAACTCTTCGGCCAGAAATTCGTAGCCGAGTCTGCCGAGGCCAAGCGCATCGATCAGGCCCAATCCAACTCCGTCCTCTCGATTATCAGCCAGGAACTGGAGTCGGCCCTCAACCAAGCCTTCGCTTTCGCCGCCCAGTATGTGGGCATGGAGCCGCCCGAAATCACGATTGACCGCGACTTCGACTACTACCGCCTCATCGGCCAAGACGTTTCAGTCCTGGCCCAACTGAATCAAATGGGCAAGATCAGCGACGGCATGTTGCTGGAAATCTTGCGCCGTGGCGAAATCCTTCCCGACACCGTCAAAATCGAAGAAGAACTCCTGGCAATTTCAGCAGAGGCCCCCGAGTCTCCCATCGAAGAAACCGAGCAAGTCGAACCCGATACAATGAACGAATCGGAGGTTGAATAGTCAAATGGCCGTCTCCCCAGGCACGTATAACATTCGCCTCCAGCGTCGCGCTGACTACGCCCTTTCGCTGCAATTCAAGGACAGCACTGGCACCCCGATCAACTTAACTTCATGGACGGCGTACGCCCAAGCCTGGAATAAAGCACGCACGACAAAATACGCAGATTTCACTATTACCTACACAAGCCGCCCCAACGGCCAAATCTCCCTGGCACTAACCGATACCCAGACCACGTCATTCCCCGACTGCTGTTATTACGACGTCCTCCTGGAAAATCCCAGCGGTTTGCGTGAGTATTACCTGGAAGGTCTGCTGTACGCATCCGAGGGATACACAGCATGACAACAGTAACCGTAGCTGATGTATCCAACACAGTTGTCATCACCGAGACCACTGGTGACACAACTATTGTCAGTGCTCCCAGTCCCGCTGTTTTAGTCGAAACCACCGGCCTAGGCCCGCAAGGACCGGGCGGCATCGTGGCGCTTTACGCCAACATTATTGACACGACCACCCAAACCCTCGTATCCACTGCCGCCGCCCAAGCCCTCACCCTGAACACCACCCTGGAAAGCCGGGGCATCACGGTAAGCAACGGCAGCCGCATCAACTTATCTCTGGCTGGCACCTACAAGGTGATGGTGTCCCTCCAGGTAACAAACGCCGGAAACAACGTCACCGAGGTCAACGTCTTCTTCAAACAAAACGGCACGACGATTACCGACAGCAATACCCGAATCGACCTGGAGCCCCGCAAATCCGTCGGCGTCCCTTACCACGACTGCCTAACCCTGGAATACCAGTTAACCGTTGCCAACAACGATTACCTCGAAGTCTTCTGGGTTGCGGACCACATTGACGTCAAAATCGAGACTATTCCTGTAAACGGCACCCACCCCCAGGCCCCCAGCGCCATCGTCAACGTCGCGCAGGTCATGTATGCCCAGGCTGGCGTCCCCCTGGGCGGCAACCTCGGTGACGTGCTCGTCAAGGCCACCAGCACCAACTACGACACCGCCTGGACCGACTCCCCCACACTGGACAAACTCGGCTTCGACCTAACCGCCGCCGAGACCGTCACCCCCGGCCAACTGGCCTGGAACGCCACCGAGGGCACCCTGGACGTCGGCACCCCGGGCGTCACCTACCAAGTCGGCCAAGAACTCGCCTTCCGCTGCACCAACACCAGTGCGGGCACCCTCGCGGACGGCACCCCAGTGATGTTCACGGGTTCCAGCTCCACCACGGGCTACATCGAAATCGGCCCGATGATTGCCAATGGCACTGTCCCGGGCTACGTCTTTTTCGGCGTCACCACCGAAACCATTGCCACTGGAGCCACCGGCTACGTCACCACACTGGGCAAGGTACGCGGCATCAACACCAGCGCCTACCCCGAGGACAGCATCCTGTGGTTGAGCCCAACCGCCCCTGGCACTTTCCAGACCACAGAACCGGAAGCCCCCAACCTGAAGATTGCGGTTGCGGCTGTCACTAAGTCCCACCCAACGGATGGCATCATCTTTGTCCGCGCCGAAACCGGCCGCAACATCTCAGATTGCCACGACGTCGAAGTAGGCGGCGGCGCCTACGACCGCGAGTACCTGGGCTGGTCCGAGACCAACCAACGGTGGCAGCCCACAAAAATCCCAAACTCTGCCCCCCGCTCAGTCTCCATCACGGGCCCCATCGCCAACGACACCTTCACGTTGTTCCGCACTGACGTCGAAACCACGATCACCGCTGTAACCGCCCTCGTCAGCGGCGCCAGCCCGAGCGTCACCTACGAAATCCGCTACGCCCCCAACCGCACTTCCGCTGGAACGCTTGCAATCACTCCAGCGACCGTTACAAACACAACAACAGGCGCCGCCGCTGTAGTCCAGAACCAGCCAATCCCGGCCAATTCCTACGTGTGGCTTACTGTCACCGCAGTAACGGGTACAGTGGGAGAAATGAACGTCACTTTGGCTTTCTGACCCAATGGCTACCTTTACCAAATTCAACTCATTTGTTGAGGCTCTGGCCGAGAAGGTGCATAACCTTGGCTCAGACACGCTTACCGTGGCGCTGACTAACACGCTGCCGGTGAACACCAACACCCAGCTGAGCAACATCACGCAGATCGCCTATACCAACATTCAGAACGGCACCACCACGGGCCGCGATCTGACTGGCGTCACCTCCGCCCAGACCAGCGGCACCTACAAACTGGATGCCAACGATTTGGTGCTCACCGCCACCGGCACCGTCCCCGAGTTCCAGTGGGTGGTCCTGTACAACAACACCGCCACAAACGACGAGCTAATCGGCTTCTACGACTACGGCGGTAAGGTCAACCTCCTTAACGGCGAGACCTTCACGATCACCTGGGACGCTGCAGGCATCCTGACCCTGGCCTGATAGCTGACACGGAGGCAGTTCAGTGGCTGTTGCCCATAGTGCTGCCTCGGAGTCCCATACCGGGACAACAGGCTCAACCAACCAGGCCTCCTTCAGTTGGACGCACACGCAAACCGGCACGCCGCAGGGCGTCGTGGTCTTTGTCCACACGATCAGCGCGACCAATACGGTCACCAGCGTCACTTATGGCGGCACAGGCCTTACCCGCGTTGCGGGCGCTGTCGCTATTGACGCAACAACAGAGCCGGGCAGAACAGACATGTTCTTTCTGGGCTCTGGTCTTGCGACCGGAAACCAAACAATTGCGGTCAACCGGACCAATAACGCCACGGTGATGTATGCGTCGGCGGCGACAGTTACCGCCGCAACAGACACGACCTGGGCCGGCATCCGAGTTGACCAAGAAAACCAAGTCCTCAGCCGTCGTTCGATTAACGACGGCAGTGTTGGCGTTAACAGCTTGCGCTACGCCGCGACTTACTACGGCGGTGCTGCGCCAGCTGGCGCAGACACCGGCAGCACGCAGCTAACCAACATTGACCTCGGCAACTTTGCTTGCTCGATGGTCCGCGAGAACACGGCAGGCCAGGGTGCTCGCCTTGTTGGCTTTAACGCATCTTCGGACGACGTTGCAGCTGTCTACCTGGCTGTCCGCGAACTGGTGTTCCGCACCCTGACGCAGACTGTCGGCACGTTCACGCTGACGGGCAACGCGGCGGATCTCACGGTTGCCAGCCCGAAGGTCATCGAGCCCGTCGTCGGCACCTTCACCTTTACCGGCAACGCCGCCGACCTCCGCCACAACCCAAGCATCGAAGCAGGTGTCGGCACGTTCACGCTCACCGGCAACCCGGCCGATACCCGCCACAACGTCGCACTCGACGCTGCCCCTGGCACGTTCTCCTTCACGGGCAACGATGCCACGCTGACGATCACAGTCCCGGCAGTCCTAGAGGCGGGCACTGGAACCTTCGCCTTCACGGGCAACCCGGCAACATTCCGCCTTGGCCGCAATCTGAGTGCCGACCGAGGCACCTTCCTTCTCACCGGAAACCCGGCCACCCTCAGCAAGACAAACAGTCTCGAAGCAGAACGCGGCCTATTCACGCTGACCGGCGGCGCCCCAACGCTGCGTAAGGGTTACCGCCTGGCTGCCGACGTAGGCACCTTCAGCCTCACCGGCAACCCCACCACCTTCACCCGCAGCTGGAACGTCTCCGCCGTCCGGGGCCAGTTCACCCTGACCGGCAACCCGGCTGCGCTGACGGAAATCGGCGTTGTCGAGATCGACCCAATCGTCGGCACGTTCGCCCTAACCGGCAACGACGCCACCTTCGCCAAGTCTTCCGCCCTCCAGGCCGACCGAGGCATCTTCACCCTCCAGGGGCAAGCCGCCATATTTACCACCGGCCGCAGCCTCCAACCAGACCCTGGAACGTTCACCCTTACCGGCCAAGCGGCCACCTTCAGCCAAAACCGCAACCTATCCGCTGCCACCGGAAACTTCACTTTCACGGGCAACCCGGCCACCCTCACCCTCGTCGGCGCCCTCGAACTCAACGCCGACCGAGGCCAGTTCCTGTTCACCGGCAACGCGGCCACCTTCACCGCAACCCGCCTCCTCTCCCCCGACCCTGGAGCCTTCACCCTCACGGGCCAGCCTGTAACAATACAGCGTACTTACAATGTAACAGTAACCCCCGGTATCTACACCCTTACCGGCAACAACGTAACTTTCACAATCCCTGGAACACTCAGCCTGAGTGCGGGCCGTGGAAGCTTCACTTTGACCGGAATACCGCCTGCCTTTAGCAAAACAAGCCGACGCCGCAATATCCTCATCTTCTAGTAAGGTAGATACGTCCATGTATTACACAACCCGTGCCTGAAGAACAGCAAGCACCAGTGGTTCCAGTGGAACCCGTTGCCCCTCAGCCTGTGGCTGAAAGCTCCGATCTGGCCGCTCAACTGGAAGCCGTCAAAGCCAAAAACG